CAACATTATCCGGATTCTGAACGTTAAAGGGAAATGAAGCTATCGAGAGATTCGTACGAATCGCATCCGAACCTCCTGCTCTCCGGAAGATTTCCTTAGGATCTATACCGGACGATAGAACTTTATCGCCCTCCTTCACCAATGATACGAAGACACGGAAACGAGGGTCCCAACGAACGTTTTCGACCTGCATTATTGCGCGTGCGGCCATGAGATATTTGAATCTACTCTGCTCGTCTGCTTCCCGATCGTCCTGCACCCACCGCTCTAATGAAAGTAATCCATTAAGAGCTCGATATGGTGTGCGCACCCCGCGACTAACTCCGGTTAGCTGGTACTCTAACGAGTGCCAACGCTGCAGAAAATGACACGCCGTTTGCGATACAAATTGCTTTTCTGGATTGCTATCAAGCCCGAGCTCCATGAATGCCTGAGATAGTTCCTTAACTCCAGGAAAGGGTTGAAATACAAACACCGAGTCGTCTCCCAACACCTCGAAGTCCGTTAGTTTCACACCCAGTCGCGCTGCTACATAATAGCCAGCGATTAGATTGACCAGTGTATCAATCAAATTGGTTAAGGCCGATCCGGATGGCACACCGCCTTTACGATCTTTAAACAATCCATCAGGAGTGAGCAGGGGTACAGTTGCAAATACTTCCTGCAAGATGTCAAGGCGTGGCTTAGTCTCATCAGTAAACCAGAACCTGAGTAACTCAAAAGCACAATCTATGAGCTCATAAGGTACAGAGGCATCAAAGTTACTGAAATCAGCGGACACAATCGTCGCTCTAGCGTTCCGCGCAGATACCAGCAATCTGGTGACTTGCTCGTCTACTACCAGATCACTACTCCACGCCGCAAACCCCGGCAACACACGAAGTCTGTTTAGCACTGGGTACAGGATGCTCAATCCAAGAATAGTTTCTGCATGATCAAACATCCATACTAAACGTTGTTTTGGTGTTTCGTGTAACCCCTTAGGTTGACCACGCCAGCCAGCCACACATGGATAAATCCCGTCTGCTGATACTAAGTTCATTGCTCGTTGTAGATACTGCACATCAACCGAGTCATCAGATGACATGGTTGGTAAACCTTTCATCGTACCGTGGGGCATTGACTCTAGTGCAGTAGCTAAATCCATAGGTCTAAAGCCACTCTCCGGAAACAGATGTGACATTATTCCCACTACATGTTCGAGTGTAGTGTTATCACCTTGGTATGATTGATGTCGAAATTCATCGACACTACCCCTACGTTCACTCCAAGGCAACATAATGGAATAGGGTCCTATCTTCGAGATCTCCTTCTCGTCGATAGCTGTGAGTTCCGGGTACTGGGTGAACCCGATGCCAGCTTTGAATCTTTCGATGATTTCTTCCCTCGGCGCTTTACCGTAGAGAGGAGTTCTGACATCGAGAGGATAACCAGCTTTAGAGTGGCCAAAATAGCGAGCGAGACTACTCCTAGCTGCTCGATCAATGCTAAGAGACTCTTCGTTGAGTCTGGTTCCAATTGAGCGTTCAATGGACACATCGTTCCTTCATTGTTAAGGTGTTTGAATTGCCTTCCTGGTTAAGTCCTTTACCTTGCTATCAGTATTGGAGGAAGACACACCTTTCTTCTTCTTCTTACTTTGTTGCTTCATCGCAGC